CAGGAGCAGTTGCACCGTACATTGTTTTAAACTGATCAACCTGTTCAATATGCTCTGCCTTTGCGATTTCTCTCATGCCACGCATCTTATTAAGTTGTCTTAATGTAAGTCTAGGGCGTCGAGTATCATCGATATCCCATTTATTATGCTCATCATCTTCAGCCGATTGTGCTAATTCACCAAATCTCATATTAGTTTTCCTCCGGAGGATCTCCTGGTATAGGAGATTCAGAAGAATCATCTACGCCTGGTACATCACCATCAATATCATCTACTTCTGCATCGACATCAGTAGGTTCAAATCCTTCAACATCACCTGAACGTAGTCCTAGACTTCCAAGATCTCCTTTAGAGTCTATTTCTGCTTCTGACTTAATATCGTTTTCGTCTCTCCACATACGTTCATTTTCAACTAGCTCATCTTCAGTTAGGCCTAGATACTTCTTCATTAAGAATCTACGACTCAAGTAACCAACACCTTCAATCTGTGAGAATAGTGTAGCTCGTTGGGATTCTAGTTCAATGTCTCTATATTGACTAAAGCTCTGTGGCTCAGTAAATTGTAGATCAAATAAACTACTTGGTATTTCAATTCCTCTGTGTCTGAGGAAAAGTTTAAATTCAGTATCAAGTGAGGTTTGTAGAATTGCTTGAATTCTTTCACAGTACTTGCTGAATCTAAATTCTTGGATTAGAGCTGTTCCAACTCTACCATCATTATATGCTGCCGTTCCATCTTCGCCACCTGTTGGTAGGTAACTACTTGGTACTCTTAAGCCTCGCATAAGTTTATTATTAAAGTACTTTAGGTCATCAATCTCGCCTAAGTTATCACCACCCTGTAGAACATCAACTTTGGAACCACGTCCTTCTGCTGTCTGAGCAAAGAAGTAATCTTCCATAATTGATAACGGGTTATATGCCGCATCCATTACATTTGTTCCGCCACCTGTCTTGTTAGGTATACGAGTTTGATGTACTTCGTTTTTAACACGCTCAACAAAACTCATTGCTTTATGTGCCGGCATGTTACCAACATCAATATAAAACACTCTACGTTCTGGAGCACGTTGTACTCTATAAATGATAATTGAATCTTCTAGTAATTCTTTTTGCTTGTATACTTTAAATACACTTTCAAGAATACTTGTTCCAAAGGGCCAGTTAGCACTCATACCATCTGTTAGTGCAATATGTATAACGTTACTGGCATCAACTGCATATTCAGTATTACTACTGTTGTAGTTGCCATGATAAACACCTGCATTGGTATTTGGTGGAGTTGTATAACTTGTTGTCTGTCCTTTTTGTGCAACATTGGCAGTCTTCTTTGTGTCAACTGCTACCATGTCTTGTAAGTTTAGTGCAACGTTTTTAATGATATACTGATCAATTTCTTTACCATTACTTTCATTAACAATTGCTTTACTAACATCACTAGGATCAACCCATATTAGTTTGTATGTTTCTGGATCACGAATAAAGAACTGATCACCATATTTAATGGCCGCTCTGAACATACCAAATACACGTCTTTCCATGTCATTGATATTACACCACTGCTTCATTCCTGTTTCTAATGCATTAACTTCTGATTCTGTTGCTTCATCTTTATAGTTAATTTCAAATGGAAGTAAATTCTTTGTTTCTTTTTGTGTACTAAATTCAGCAATAGTATCTAGTGCCGCATTAATTTCACTGTCTTGATCCATCTGATCATACTGAACATAACGTTCTGTACGATTGGGCATACCGGAGTATACTTCAGGTAGCCAGCTCTGCCAACGATTCGCTTTCGTTTGGCCAGCTTTCGCATCGCCATCATATCTCGTAAAATGTTTCTTCCAACTCATTTGTGTAACCTTTTATTTAATGTATTTAGCTATAATTTAATTAAGACATCTCAGAAGCAACGGTTCGCTGTTCGCTTAGAGCAAACATACCGGCTAATACACCGTCCAGGCTTCTAAGAGTTTTTACTGTTTCTTCTTTCATCCTTAGAATATCCTGTAGCTCTGTGTCTTCTTCACCGTAACCGCCATCACCATAACCCTGCGTTAGTGTGTCTGCACTCAATTGAGTCGGATCATTACTATTAGGAGATACCATAGCTTTATTATCTCCATTATACATGCTTTCTTTATACATGTCAACCAGATTATTTAATGTACTGTTAGGGAAGATCATTCCTCCCATATCACCCATTTGTAATATTTCCGGACCTTCTTCTCCCACAAGAGCCATGGATCCTGCTCCGATAGGACCTCCGGATCTCAATCCATTTGGCTTTCCGTCAATCATTATTTTTCGTGCCTTGCCTAGTGCGTTCTCACCACGCATCGCAGCACCTTCTTTATGGTATCCTTCATATCCAGGCATAAAACCTTTACCCTCTGTACTTAGGCCTTCAACCATATTACCAGTGACCTTTTGCATTCCAGTTGTTATTCCATCTAGAACTGTACCAAAGGTGTCCATTGGAAGTGTTAGAGCATCCATTGCCTTTAGGTATCCTTCAGTAACATCGTTCATTACTTTAGTTAACTTTCCTGCACCTTCTAAATCTTTCTTATGTTTGTCTTTAAGACCTGCACGTTCTTCTTCTGACATCTCAGATACTGCTTTAGTTTTTAAACGGAACTCTTCCATTTGGTTTTGAGTTCGTTTCATATAACCCATTAGGCCATCTGTTGCACCAGCAGGAATAACCATTCCAGGCTTAACAGTTTCATATGCCGCAACCAAGTCCTGCAACATATCTCCAGATATCTTTTCTCCATTACGGATTGCTGTATTGATATCAGTTAGTAGGGTAGAGTTTACATTATCAAGTGTTGCAATTAATTGTTCACCACCATTTTCTGCTAGATAACTAGTAATATCAAAACTTTGTAAATCACCTGTTGATGAACTTAATGCTTGTTCAAAAGCACCAAGTAACGGTCCTGCTATATCTGTAACGCCGGCTTTGTTGAGTAGTGTTAATTGTGTTTGTATTTGTTGAGCCGCTTCTTTAGTACCAGTCTCTCCAAGTTTGTCCAGTATTTTCATTGTACCTGCAAATACTGGAGCACTCATAGCCTCTGTATATGATTCTAACATCTGTTTTCTTGTGAACGCTGTAGCACTTGCATATGAACCTGTTTCAATTAATAGTTCTTGATATGCTTTGACTAACTTGTCTCCGTATCCTACTTGTGTTCTATCTATATTTCCAGCCATACGTTGTGTTTCAATAAACTCAGCAAAACCTTCTGCTAGGTTTTCACTTGTCATACCAAAGTCTCCGAACTGGTCACTTGCATCATTTAGTTTTTCTGCTAGAACGGCAAACTCTACAGCACCATTACTAACGTTGCCACCTAATCCAACCATTGCACTTCCGAAATTACCCACAATAGTTGTAAACTTCTCATAACCAATACCTGCATCTCTTGCCTGTGTTTGTAGTGCATTAAAGGCCGCCGCATTTTCAAAGAAGATAGCACCACTGTCAATCATATTCTGTTGTGCTTTGGCAAATTCTTCTGCTTTACCTGCCATGAAACCAGCATATACAACAGCAATATCACCTGCTACTCCCATGCCCTTGCCCAGCTTGGCCATGACACTACTCATTACACTAGAGCCTTTACTTATTTTTTCTTTATCTTTACCAAAACTACTTGAACCTTCTTTTATCTCTTTTCCTAATCCAGTAGCCATGTCAACTAAACTGCTCAGTGGTTTTTCTGTATTGTTAAACTTGTCCAATACACCTGTTAGTTTGGCGCCGAAGTTCTTGCCTTGTTTCTTTGCTTCTGAAAGTCTTTGTTGAAGTTCTGCTTTATCTACATCAGCTAGTTGTTGCATCTTGGCCGCAACATCACCCACGTCCATATTATTTTCTTGCATTAGATCAGTGATAATATCTACTGATAAGTTGTTCTTATTCAGCATCTGTGCTACCGATTGTAGCGTTTGTTCTGTTGCCCAGGCTGGAACTGGTAGACTTGATCCGTCAGGTAAATTTATATTATAACTACTTGCCATTTTCTACTGTCTCCGAGAGTGTTGATTGTTTTGTCTTTGCTTCTATGTCAGCCAATATTCTAGCCATTGCTCTTTCATGAGATTGTAATTTTCTATTAAAGTCACCACGTGTTTTACGATTTTTAGCTGATTTCTTTAATACCTCTAGTTCTGCAATTTTCTTCTTGACTTCTTCAAGTTTTGCTGTTAGAACTGGTGTCTCTAATCCTGCTATTCGAGCTTCTTCTTTCTCATCAGACTTTCCTGTAATTTTATCCCATATATTTCCAAGGAAAGTATTTTCTTCTTTTGGATCAGTACCAGTAACTGGTACAACTACTTTAGGTCCTGTTACGCCTGACCTATCACCTCTACGTCTTTGTCTTTTTCGTTTTGGTACTGTAGGAGGATCAACAAAATCACTCATCTGTGGACCATATGTTGTACTTGGATCAACACGATACTTTCCAATTGCATCTTCTCCCAGAACACTTTGCATCTGTTCAAATCCTGGAATATAGGATACTGCTTTACCAAATAGTTGCACACCGCCTGTCAAGTCACCAAATAAATTAACTACTGTTTCCGTTGACGGCGCAAGAGCAGTAACACCTTGACGTAGTGCCTTACGAGTATTGTCTACTGAATCAACCATTACATCGCCTTGTTCAGCTTTCTCTTTTACACTTGCCGCTTTTTCTCTTTGTTCAGCATCTGACATATCAAGATTAGGAACTAGGTTAGTTGTAGCAATTAATGAGTTAACTTCTTTAAACATTGCTCCAGGACCATCTACAGTTTTTGCATTACTGATATCGTTTAATAGTCTCTTAACTTCTATATCCTGTTGTATTGGATCATCTTTAAATTGTCCTGTGCTTATATCACTAACAAGTTTTGTCATTCTGTTTGCTAAGTTTGGATCCAGGACATTCATCTTATCTAAAAATTCTTGGTTAAAGGAGATTACTGAATCGCCTCCATTATATTGTATATCGTTTACTGTTTTGTCAACAGCTCTCAATAATTCTGTTTGTAGTTCTGGAACCATTGCTAGTTGCATTGCTAATCTTCTTCTGCCATTATTGACTGCCATCATAGTGCCTTCACCATAGGCCTCTTCCAAATGTGCTTTGTTTTGTTTTAGAGCCATTCTATAATCTATCATTGCATCAGCTTGCATACCCTGGTCAAGTAATTCACTCTTTCTAACGCCGGTCCAGTCTGCCATATAGGTCATCATACCTTCCATTGTTTCAAAGTTTTTATATGCTTGTCCCTTGGCAGTTAAGTCTGTTTCTGTCAATTCATTTAGATCATATAACAATGCTGTTTCCTGTGCCATTCGTTGTGCAAGTTGATCTACACCCAATCCAAAGTCACTAACACCACCTTTACCTTCGGTGTTCATTTTTTCTATTTTACTTGCAAACTTTAAAAACTTTAGTGTACCTGATGCTACATCACCGTCTCCGACATAGGCTACCATTGCACTACTGCCTTGTAACATCTTTGTGGCTTCCACCATACTCATACCAACACCATTGGCAGCTTCTTTAATATATTGCATTTCAGCTGTATTAGTGAATACACTCATTTCAACCATTGCACGAATATCTCGTTCCAAACTCATTATGAAAGCACTTGTACCAGCAGTAAATCCGGCGACTCCTGCCAGAGCACCTAGCCCTTTGTTTCCTGCTTTCAATAAATCTTTACCCACTGCCTTCTTGGCAAATTTACCTAATTTGTTGCCTGTTAGAAAGTCAACTCCTTTTCCGACATTACCAAGAGCACCACCAACTAAACTAATACCAGCACCCAAACCCTGAATAGGATCGTTTTCTCGCATTAGATCATTTACTGCGGATCTAGTCTGTGCAGACATACGTTTAGTAGCCTGCATACCTTTTTGTTTGTTGTCAATAATATTATCGACTTGTTGTTCAATAGGATCTAAACCCCATTTAGCAGAAATCTTATTGATCTTGGCTATATTGGCATCAACGTTACCCCGTTGACTTCTCAATATACCTTGCATAGTATCTTCTGAAACCCAGCTGGGCAAAGAAGAAAATATACTAGCAATTTGTCCTATATCCATAATTAACTACCTATTTAATGTATAAATACTATTGACGCTTTATACATAAGTATTTATTCGGAGAAAACACCAGATGTCAGAAAATCCTCTAATCCAGGCATATAAAAAGCCTGCTGTGTTTGTATCATTGCCTTCAGGGGCAAAATGGTACGATCCAAAGCCAAAATTAAGTGTTGATAATGAACTAGCCGTGTATCCTATGAGTGCCAGAGACGAACTGTTAACAAAAACGCCTGATGCGTTGTTTAACGGAGAAGCCAATGTTGCACTACTCGAATCATGCTGTCCGGATATACAAAATCCCAGACAGATTCCAGTTAACGATCTACTTGTGCTATTAATTGCTATTAGACAAGCAACGTATGGTAACAAGTTTGACGTAGATCTTGAATGCCCAAAATGTAAACACCTTAATCAATTGACAATTGATAGTGATCAACTACTATCACAAATTAAAGAAGTTGAGTTTGATACAGAAGTAAGACTGGAAAGTAACTTTAAAATAATTGTTAGACCCTATACAATTGATGACAGAACTCTCATGCAGATACAAAACATCAAAAGACAAAAGATGGTTGATAGCCTAATTGCCAGTGAAGCTGATGACAACACAAAGTCCAAAATGTTTGGAGAAACTTTTGTTGAACTTGCTACGCTAACAGTTGATGTTATCACAAGTTGTATCACAAGTGTACAAGCACCCGACAGTTCAGATGTTATTGTAGACAAAGATATGATTCGGGAGTGGTTACAAAATATCAGTAAGAAAGATCACGATGCAATCAAAGATAGAATTGAAGCATTAAGTGATGATGGCATGGATACAAAGTTCAAAGCCAAGTGTATTGAATGTGCTAATGAATGGACACAAGAAGTAGAACTGGATGTGTCAAATTTTTTCGTAGGTTGATATCCACTAGTCAGCCGTTGGAGATACAACAAATTGTAGAACGCTATGACGAGCAAAGAAAAGCCGTTGAAGAAAGCTACATAGACATAATATTATATAGTGGTGGTGCCGTTGGTTATCATGAAATCATGACTATGCCTTTGCCGGCTGTTCAGATGTTGATCGAGAGAATGAATAAGCGTACAGAGGAAATGAATAAACGCAGTTAGTGTCCGGTTATTATTTTATAGTAATGCTCTGGCCAACTGTCATAGTATTTGGTTTTATGTAACTGTTGCCTTCGATTATCTATATCACCCCTTAGTTGAATAAACACACAATTAGTAAAGTTCTTAGCAAAGTAGCCTGAATCTGTTGTACTTGTAAAGTATAATAGGTCCGGGTTTTCTGCTTTATAAAGCTCTAGAACTTCATCAATGATGTCCATGTTTACTGAATCACCCAACCAAGCAATACCTATTTCGTATTTTTCTTTGTCAAATGCAAGTAACTCACTAGTAGCTGTTGTACAATCAATGAACTGTATTTTATTGTCTAGACGTGCCTTTTTGGCAAACGGACAGATAGCAAAACCATCGTCTTTTTTCTTTTCAATAACATTCTCAGTCCACTCAAGGAATTTCATTTTGAATATGTCGAAGTTCATTATATATCTTTGCTGTCATATTAGTGATGCCTTACGGCATCTAATCTTCAATACCTACGGTATTTCGATTATTATTACTAATCTATATATGGTAATTATAATATATTATTATATGGTATTTATATATGTCTTTTCCTTGATCTGTCATTCACACTTAGCCTGATAAGGCCAAATGCAAAATCGACTTTTCCCGTCAAAGTCAACACATCGATATAGTAAAACCTAATTAACGCTAGGAAAAGGCGGTTACGCGGTACCTTTTTACTTACTGCTTAATAACGCAGGAACACACATTGCCATATCAACGACTTTGTGCTACCCTCAAGTTTCAATTGTCAGAAGAGCTTGATCATTTCGGTTTGTCAAACCAACGCAGTGACACTTTGCTACACCAGATCCAAACATGCGTTCCCATGCGTTCAAGGTGGGTCGAGCTATCACGACCAATCGGAGCATTCTTTGCCTATATTAGTTTGACTTTGTGTCTGTGGGATTGTTTAAGAGTTGTTCTGTTAGTATATGTGAGCCATGAACACGAACTTGTATGTGACCATTATAGTAATCATCACTTTCAAGTACTCTGTGTGTAAATTGTTCTCTTGCTTCAATGTATGAGCATTCTGCCTTTGAGGCACAATAGAACAATATCTCTCTTTTAAATTTGTCTTTGCCTAAGTTTTCTATATCTGCTGTTAGTGCCTTTGAGGAGCCATAATATTCTTGCCAGTCTGAGTCTATTTTTGATCTTATCTTTTTTCTAACTTTTTTGCCATTTTTTTGTGTGTGCATTTTGTATTTTGTTTTTGCGAATTTTGCCAGTTTTTTGCCAATGTATTTTTTGCCTGTAATAGTATTAGTGATTATATAAACAAATCCCACGCAGTCTTCCGGTAGACTTTCTACGATCTGTCTTTTGTATTTCCAATCACCCATTAGTTGCCTTATTCAGTTTCTCTTTAAAAGAATCTAGTCTTGTCAACAGATCAGTACTGTCTGTAATTTTACAAATTATATTCAACAAGTCTACATTCTTGGTACTGTAATCTTTTATGTCATTGACGTCTATACCAATAACGCTGTTACAGTTAATAAACAAATCTTCATAATCTACATTATGAACCTTGCCTATCTTTCCTGTTGCTTCCAACTCTATAACTGCATTATCATACGGTTCAGTGTTTAGATGCGTGTTACGTTCAACGGCTTTCATACAAGGGTCAATAAGTTCTTGTCTTAGAAATGCTTTTAAATTGTCGTTATCGTCACTAAGTTTCTTAGACTTTAACCACACCAGGTATAATACACACAAGGTATTTTGACGGCTAATGTCACCAGTGTTTAATCCAGTATCTTGTTTTATTCTATCACAAATTTTTATTAGTGCTTGCACATCTTTAAAATTATGCCAATCTAATTCTTTGTTGTAACTTAATTTGTATGATTGCTTTACCATCCAAACTAGATCATTTGGCGATGCTCTAAACTGCATCATTCTTTTGGCATACAACAATAGTTCACTAAACCAATCAGGCTTAACCATCAAAAGTTCATCAATATAAATGTCATTATCTTGTATCCACTTGGTGGGAAAAGGGTGACATGCAATGGTTTCCATTTCTGGCAATATTTCTTTGCTGATGTTTAAAAAATATTTAAAGTTATTCTTTACTTTGTATTCGTTTCCTTCTTCAAAGTACATGACTTCTTCTGGTGGAACAAACTGACTGCAGATAAAATTTCCACTAGCACCAGCTTGCCAAACAACACCTCTTTTAAATGTGTGAGTCATAAAGTGTTCCTTCCTGATGCATTTTACATGCTTCGTCCCAAGGCAAGTATAAATTTACCTGAAACGCAATCCTATCACTTGTATTGACAGGAACACCATGATGTATCTTTGCATTTATAATAGTAGCACAATCATAGTGATGTGTAAAGATTTCTTTTTCTCCATCAAAATATACAACCGGACTAGGATTGTCCGTTAAAGAAAACATAACAACCGCAGTTCTACCTGGATCAATATGTGTGGGCATATAACCACCAGCCAGCACCTTTGTAAACTTGCTGTCAGTCCGGCAATTAAATCTATCTTCAATTTCCTGCGCCACAGGAATATCATATTCCATCAAATCCCACATTTTTGCTTCTGTAGAAGTATCAAAGGCATGTAGTTTTTTGTACAAACCATTGGCTTTGTAGTTGGGGTGATTATCTTGTGCATCATATAGAGATTGTTTATCCCATGTAAAATCTTGTAGTGGAATAACGTACTCAATCATCTTCAAACGTCTTCTTTATTTCCTGTATGATATCCACACCTAGTTCTTTCTTAACTTCTAGTATTCCATAATCAGGTGTTGTGGTGAAAGGTGTATCAGGATCTGCGTCCTTGTATCCTTTGTTGCTAAACATATCCAAACTAATGAATCCTTCATCATTGTCGTCATCATCAGGTATCATGCGTCAACTATTTCCACTTCGGTACTAAACGTTGTAAATCCGTTTTCCTTTGTGACTTGTAGTACACTATTAACACGGCCAACAAGTTCATCCCTATGAGAAATAAGCAAAATGTTTTTATTACGTTCACGCTCCATCTTTTTAAGTACTCCTAGAGCACTCTCAACACCAATTGTATCCATACCACTATCAACAAGTTCATCAATACATATTAGGTTAATAGGATGGTTCATACTTTCAAACACATCTCTGAACGCCCAACTTAAACCTAGTATAAGTCTGTTACGTTCACCACGAGATAGGTTATCAAAATCTAAATCCTGTCCTAACTGTATAATACTAACTGTTAGATCCGATTGGAACTGCACTTCATGTGGTAATCCCAAACGAGTAATATAATATTCTAATCTACTGTTCATAAACTGTAGATTTTGTTCAATTATCCTTTTACGGATAAAGCTGTCTTTATTTGTAAGCAACTTTAGTAGGAAGTCCTGGTGATCTTTAAGCTCTGTGAGTCTATTGACTTCGCTCCAGTCTATTTCTTGTAAACCAGTATTGCGAAGTGTATCAATCTGCTCCTCATAAGGATCTAATTCTGCTTGCTTACGTTTAATTTCTGTATCCGTAGTGCTTATCTTATTTTGATGCTCATATGCTTCCTGTACTGTGTTATAATGCAGTAAAGGTGCTGTACCTAGTTCACCAATATCCATCAAGGCACTCTTATAATCATTTATCTTTTCGCTGTCAGAAGTAATATGTCTTACTGAATCTGCAACAGCCTCTGTCTTAGTTGCCACAATCTTTTCATGTGCTTCATCATGTAGTTCCTGTCCACATGCATAACATTTGTGATCTAGGGTATGATCCAAGTCCTTTTGTGCTTTATCCATACGTTTTTGTTCACGTTCAATAGTAGTTGTTAGCCTTGCAATCTCGGCATTTACTGTGTCTATCTGTGTTCTACGACTATTAAACTCTGCAAAGGCAATATGTGCTTGTAGTTCAGCATCAATATCAACTTTCTCAAGATCAGCCAGTTCCTGGCATAGATCCACGACATCTCTATCACGTCTGTTGGACCATACTGATTGTCTACGTTCTAGATCCTTGATACTACTGCCAATACGTTCATTGGCTTCTTCAGTACCTCTGATTTTATATGTTTCTTCTTGAATACTATCCTTATTCTGCTTTACAAGATCCTTTAGTACATCAGCTTTCTCACTAAGTTTTGTTATACCCAGCAATTGCTCAATAAGTTCACGTTGATCATTAGCTCTCATACTAAGGAAAGGTTCAGTATATGTATTGAGTGCAACAACGTGTTTAAACATAGTATGACTCATACCCAGAGTACGTTCAATTACTGCTTGACTCTCACGTCCTTCACCCTGCATCTCATCTGTTGATGCATTGTCAATATCATCAACTATATACTTGAACAAGTTTGGCTTTCTACCACGTTCAATACGATAACTTTGTCCGTCTTTCTCAAAGTCAACAGTTACCAACATCTGTTTGTTGTTGGTTTTATTAACTAGGTTATCCTTCTTAATATTATACAGAGCATTACCATATAGTGCATAACTTAGTGCATTAACTATTGTAGTTTTACCTGTACCGTTACGTGAACCATCTCCTCCCAAGTCAATGTTATTACCTAGGACTAGTGTTAGTCCTTGATCATCAAATTGTACGGCTTGAGTAACATTACCCACACTCATAAAGTTTTTTACTGTAATATTTTTGATTTTAAGCATTTATTGATAAACCGTTATATATGTTGATTAGTAGTTCGTTTCTTATGGTATCACTCTGTATCGTTTCCAGCTGACTTAGGACTATCTGATCCACATTTTCAACTTCGATATCTATTCCGCTATTCCAATCATTTGTGTGTTCCTCTTTCTTACTAGGCATAAGAGCAATCTCACGAAGATTATATTGAGCGGCAAATGTTTCCTTAATGAAGTTTGCTTCTTCATATGTAATAGGAACATCTAGTGCAATACGACAATGTACTTTATTAGACAACACTTCTTCGGGTTTGTCAATAAGTTTACTTAAAGATATCGTTCTATATTTAGGAGCATCAGGCCAAGCAACGTATTCTGGCTCGCCTCCCCACTTTAAGAACATAAGTCCTCTGTCATCGTCCCATGCATCTGAATAATTATGTGGAAAAGCATTACCTGTATATATAATGTTGCCTACTCTCTGGCGTTTATGGAAGTGTCCACTAAACACAAGTTCAGGCTTAGTTAAATCCTCAGCCTTAACTCCATGTCCATGATCAGGCATCTGTACCATAGCATTCATATAGAAACTAGGCAATTCAAAGTGTCCAAACATATACTTTACATTTAGATCCTTAAGAGCCTTGTGTTCATCATCAACTAGCCAGGGAACAATGGCAATATTATCCTTGACTATTAGTTCATTTACAACAGTAATGTTGGGATATTCTTCTGCCATTGGTATACTATTGATCTCACGTTTCTCTCTATAGTAGAGATCGTGATTTCCCATAATCATATACACTTCTTCAAATGCATCATTGATTCTCCGCAAGTTACTTATGGTATAGTTGAGTGTACTTACGTTAATACTTGCACGTTGGTGGTGCCAGTCTCCCATAAAAATACATTTTGTAATACCACGAGCTTTTGCTTGATCAATCATCCATATAATAAAGTCTTCACAGTCTTGGTTATGGTGGCGACTATTATTCTTCATACCGAAATGGATATCGGTAAAGACTACTACTTCATCAAATAACAAAACTTATTCCTTTGTCTCTTCTTTTTGTGGATTGGCTTCTGCAATGTTGGCCATCTTCTGTTCCCACTCTGCATTGAATGTTCTAGTGAAACTTGGATTCAATCCTTCTTCCTCAAGAATATCATCTCTAATATTCTGACTACGTTTTTCTAGATTCAACACTCTTGTGAAACTATTATTAATGGCGGCAGTATAATAAGCAAATGGATTTTGACTCTTTGCTTCGTTAAACTGTAGACCTATCTGTGCTAACTGCAACAAGGCTTGTCCTCGCATTTCATCTACATATGTGTATCCACGCCAGTTACCTCGCATACTGTATCTATGACATAGCATGAGATACATCTTAGCAAGTCTTTCAGTAGTATTACCACTTGTAATACTAAAGTGTCCATTATCCTTACCACCTTCCCAGTGACTCCTAGCTACCTCAGTCCACTTTTTACCTTTTAGTGCAAAATGTTTGAAAGGAGGGAAGTTACAACGTGTGTGGTAATCTGCTTCTTGTTTAGGATTGCTTTTTCTTCCAGGCTCTTCTGGAACATGCTCGAAAGTCATGACACGAAATACAACATCTGTTACTGGGATAGTATCAGGATCAACTGCAAAGTCAATAGCTCTGGGCTTTGTCTTTCTTTCCAGCAATCCTTGTTCCCACAGTTTTACCTGTGCCTCATGTGCCTCTTTTTGCATCCTAGCAGCTCTTGTCTGCTTTGCCTCAGCAATCGTTTCTGGGTTAATTTCATCCAGACTATTAATAATTAGATCGTTCCATTCGTATTTCTCATCACTTACCCAACTATAGGATAGTTTTGAACGATGGATCTCTTTTAGTAACTCTTTGTTCGATAGATAGTGGTTTCTAGCCATGATTATTCCTTTGTTATTACTAATACTAACACCTATTAGATACCCTGTCAACCTGTTTTTTCTATGCTAAATACCAGTAGGAGATTTACAATGCGTTATACAGATTTATTAATGGAAGCCGCCACCACTGATATTGCGGTGTTTTATGGCGGAAGATTCCAACCCATGCACAGCGGACACCATCAAGTTTATATGGATTTAGTTCGTAAGTTTGGTGCAGACAATGTATTTATCAGCACTATGGTGGGCAAGAATGCAGAACCAGAGCGTGATCCGTTTACTTTTGATGAGAAAGCTGGACTAATGACAAAGATGTTTGGCATACCAGCAAATCATATTATACAAACGCACCCATACAATGTTGACATGTCCAAAGCAGGCAGAGATCCAAAGAAAACTGCTCTTGTGTTAGTGTATGGTGAAAAAGATGCAAACAGATTGAAAATGGGATACCTACAATGGTGGAAAGACGGTGAGCCACTTGTAACATCTGATGAAGCTGGTTATGTATATACTGTGCCTATTAAAGATGCGGGCAGAAGTGCCAGTGACTTCCGTGCAGTTATGCGTTCAGACGCAGACGATCAAGAGAAAATTGCAGTCTTTACTGACTTCTTTGGTAAGTTTGATGCACAGGTATTTGACTTTATTAAGGGGAAGCTAAAAGGCTAATGGCAAAAATAGAAAAAATAAGTCCAGACCAAATGCTGTTAAATGATGACACCAGCTATACAAGAGCAGGTGACAACACCAATTCAGGTGCGGCACCAGTAAAAATTAAGCCGTTTATTAATGAAGATGGTAGTGTTGAACCAGATAGTGGAGGCTATGCACTAGTCAATGAAGAACAAGCAGATTTTTTAGTTGATCAGGGAAGACTTAAACCATCAGAAGCACAGGCTTTAAAAGATACTATTAAAGAACAACAAAGACTGGAAGCCGCCGGTGAAGACTGGAGTGGTGTAGCATATAAAAAAGATGAAGCTGAACCAGAAGTAGTTCCAAAGAAACAAGATGCAACTGGACCAGCCTTTGTGGAACCGGATAGTTTTGAAGACTATAAAGCACCAGTTGATCCTGTGAAGCCACAGATAGTAGCGGGTATACCTAGTGAAAATAGAGTAAGGCTATACTCAACAAATGCAAAGAACAACCTACTAATGGGTGGCGGATTAATGGATCCACTTCTTAAGACAGGATTTGGAATTATATTTCCATATACACCAACTATCATGTGGAATTATAGTGCTAACTATGGAACCTATGATACAACGCATAGTGTATACCAACAACAGTATTATCAGAACACTCCCAATCCAACAATTCAGATAACAGCAACATTCACAGCGACAACAATCGCTGAATCAGAATACTCACTAGCAAGTCTACACTTTTTAAGGTTTGCAACTAAGGGAGACTTTGGTGCTTTCCTAGGTGATGCAAAGGAAAGAAACGCTACAGCAGGTAGCCCACCTCCAGTACTATTGTTTAGTGCATATGGATCGGGCAATGCAGAAAAAATTCCAGTAGTAGTGCGAAGCGTAAACTATACCTATGCAGAAGATGTTGACTTTGTAACAGTTGATCCATCCCAAAAGTCAGGAAGTAATGAATCAAGAAGTGAGAAATGGAAAGTTGATTATTCAACAAGTATTCCTGTACAGTTTGTAATGTCAATTGACTTAGCAGTTCAACAGACTCCTGCAAATGTACAGAACGCATTTAATGTTAGAGAATACGCAACAGGCAAAGCATTGACAAAAGGATTTAACTAATGCCCACAAAATATAGAACAGACAGTATGTATAGAACTACAAAACTTGTAAATGGTGGCTACTTAGATATCATGGACAGTAGCATCAGCAACAAATCTGAAATGTTAGTGGAACCGTTTACCATTACATCTGCATACGAGAACAAACCTGATAAACTTGCACATGAACTTTATGGAAACGCAAGATTATGGTGGGTATTCGCAGAGTTCAATCCTGATACACTAAAAGATCCAATAGTGGATTTTGTTTCGGGTTTAGAGATCCAAATACCTACGAACTTTACATAATATGGCAACACAAGTAAAAATCACACCCAATTGGATGTCAACAGTTGACAGTCCGACATACAAGTTAACATTATACTTGGTGCATCCTAGTGTCTGGAATAATCCAAATACTCTAGCGAGTCTTGAAGTTCCTAGAGACAGTACAGGACAACCACTTGCGGTTGTAATTGCAGAAAGTGGAGCAACGTCTACATACGCTCTTGACAACCTAAGTATTATAAGTTATGTTACCCCGGGTAGCACAAGTGGTAATACAGTCAGTGGTGTATTTCAATTCAATTTGTATGAGATATTGGGATTTAAACTTTTAAACAGAGTATTACAATACAGTAGACCCTTTAACTTTATAACACTTCAGAGTGCTAAGTATGTTCTAAAAGTGGAATATCAAGGAGTAGATCCAGAAACAAAAGAGAATTTAAAATATGGTGGACAATTCTTTTACAGTCTAATTTTTAAGCAGATTCAAAGTTCAATCAATGAGAGCGGAACACAGCATAATATTATTGCACATAACTCTCCAAAGACAGCAATTGCGTTATCCAAAGTAAAAACAGATATTGTTGTGGAAGGCGCAAGCACAGTAAAACAATACCTAAAACTACTGGAAGCAAAACTAAATGAATCAGAAATAGAATACAGAAAGTCACCAGAGAATAAGGATCCAGTCAGTAAGCATACCTGGAAGATAACACTAGGTCCTAATGCTACAACGACAGTTGGTAAGGTAGTACCAAGCAATGGTCCTGGACCCAATTCATATGGTAAAGCACAAGTAACGGAAAGTTTTGATCTAGGTTCAAAACCTATTGCTGGTACAAGTAATGCCGAAACGGCTGGCGGACAGAATAGAAATACAGATAATAAAGACACAATCAATGCAAACATCAATAGTGAAACCAACTTAATAAGTTATCTTAGAAAGTTCTTAACTTCAAACGTTCCTGCACTAGGAGAACTAAACGCATTGGAAAGAACAGACGGTGTCAAGCGAACAGTAATTAGTGTAACTCCTAAGGTTACGTTTGGTGATGGCACAGATGAATTTACTGACACAAGTGAAATGGAAATAGAACTAATAGTTGACTTGGATATAACTTATAGCATACCACAAAACGATCCAGCAAAGCAAAAAGAAAAACAGAATGATAGATCATTCCAACGTACTCTATTTGAAAGTTTGCCTATTACAAAAAAGTATGATTACTTGTATAACGGAATGAATACAGAGATACAAAATTTTGACTTAATGATTGACAATGCATTTTTCATGGCAAAGGATCCTGCAAATGGTATGGCATACCCAGAAATTAAGCAATCCCATGTACCCACTAACCCAACGCCAATTACAGTCCCCAAGGCTGCCGGCGGTGCATACGCAACTTCATTAAGTGAAGTGGATGGTTCACATCAGGGATTCATGGAACGTATTGCATATGCTTATGCTGTTGCAAGTCCTGATAGTCAACAAGTAAACGAATCAAAAGGCCCGGGTGCTATTGACACAATAGATGCACTGGCTGATTTAGAATTTAGAAGTAGAAACACAGACTATATCCAAGTTAAGTTTAAAATTAAAGGTGATCCATTTTGGATGGGTACGCCTGGCGTATATACAAATGATGCGGTTGTAACATCAGCTAACTATCTAAATACAGATAGTCTAGTGTTATTTCTAAACCATTTACCAGACGAAGCTATGACTGACCCTGAAGCAAGTGTGGGTGGAGAAATAGACATAGCGGCCAGTGGCGTATATGAAATTAGAAAGATTGAAACATCAATGAGCCAAGGAAAATTTGATCAGACACTAACTGCGTATAGAAATAGAAATGTAAGTACAGTATTACTAGTGAACGAAATGGAGGTTAGATAATGTTAGTTAGAACTGATGGCACAAGAGTACCTGATAGAGTTAAACAAGGTGGCGGCAGTGGTATCAATAATATTAATGGTTTATATGTTGGTAACGTAGTTAAAAATAAAGACAGTCTATACTCAGGTAGAATTGAAGTACAGATTCCAGAGTTTGGAAGTACGAGTGCTCCTAGAATTGTACTGTTGGTATCTCCATTTGGTGGAACAACAGAAGCATTAGAAGGAAGTTTTGATCCTACAAAATATGGTACTGAAGAGGGCGGTGAGAACGGCACTCCAAAAAGTTATGGTATGTGGCCACAACCTCCTGCTGTTGGCACAGAAGTATTGATTGCATTTACAACCAGTAGAGAAGAAGGCTTTCTAATGGGAAGTTTTATTTCAAAAGATAGAAATCATATGTTGGGAGGCAGAGCAAGTTCAGAAGGCCAGCCTGATGGAAAACTAGCACCAGTTGGTGAGAAGAATCCATATGATAAGACAGATCCAGATAAAAAACCAATTGATAGTAAACAGTTACAAACACTAACTACACAAGGATTGACTGAAGATTTTAGTAGAGGACATTCAAACAGTAGTGCTAGAAGAGAATCACCCAGTAGAGTATTTGGTATTACGACACGAGGTGGACATGTTATATCAATGGATGATGGTGATATTGAAGGCAAAAGTACAAACATGCGTTTCAGAACTAGAGGTGGCGCTCAAATACTAATAGATGATACAAACGAATTTATGTTTATAACCAACCACAAAGGTAATGCTTGGGTTGAAATGGACGCTGATGGAAGAATTGATGTGTATAGTGAAACAAGTGTTAGTATTCACAGTGAAGAAGACTTTAATATACATGCAAAAGGCAATGTTAATATTGAAAGTGATATGGGTGTAAACATTAGATCAACAGGAACTGAAGGCCTTAACCTTGAAGCAACTACTGGAGATTATAATTTATTCACAGCGGCCAATATGAATGTGCAGGCGGCACTTAATGGTAATGTAACTGTTGCAGGTAACTATATGGAACAAGCGGCCAGAATTGATATGAACGGTCCTACTCCTACATTGCCTAGTAGAATTATTACTAACCAATTAGTTGAGAACAAGAATGTATTGTCAAGTGCGGCAAGCAGAGTTCCGGAACATCATCCGTGGAAGGGTGTAAACAAACAAGAAGAAAAGTTTAGAAATTCAGAGGGTAATACTTAAGATGCCAAGAACTTATACATTATCAAACACAATATCAGAAAACGATCTGGTGGAGTTTGATTTGTTTACAAATTTAAACAGTGAAATGACAGATACAAAAATCCCGCTGACAGATCTGGAAGCAAGTACTGGTGTTATAAGTTTTATACTTAAACAAAAATCATGGTCTCCCTTTGTGTATACAGTAAACAGTTTACCAGTTATTGGTTATGGATTTTCAAATGGCAATGACAGCAATGGATTAACAGAATCAGAGGCCTATAGTTTCTTTATTGAAGACTTAAAAAATAAAGAGAGAGCATTTAAAAAGATTGTACCTCTATCACTTATAAGTCAAACAAATTATGATGCTCTGTTTAGTCTATTCTATTTTACTAATGATATATCAAAAACAGGAACACCGGATAGACAGTTTAAGATAAACAATTATATTGTCAATGAACAATGGCAATGGGTTGCAACGGCTCTAGTTCTAAGTGGTAATCAAAGAATAGTACGCCAGGGTGAAGCAAAGATTATGATGTTAGCTGATTATGGTAGTGTCAAATCAAGATCACTACTTAAAGCACAAGGACTACAAAATATTAGAACACTATACCCTAATGGATTTGAAACAACTAAATCTCTAAACCAAGCTGAGTATGTATACTATAAAGAAACAAATAGATTCCTGCCCAAGATGACACAGTCTAGAAAAAGGCAAATCGTAAACCTAGCAAATCTGTCTACATAAATATTCGCATGAGTGTACTATTACTTAATGCAGATGCACAGCCGTTAAGCCTGTTGCCACTAAGCACAATCAGTTGGCAGAGTGCCGTGAAAGCATATTTTTCCGATAAGATAAAAATTGTAAAGAGCTATGAGGATAAACCCTTACATAGTGAAAACTTTGTGATGCCAATGCCAAGTATTGTAATGCTTAATCGTTATCATAAGCTACCAACGAGAGCAAAATTTACCAGGCGAAACATGTTTATAAGAGATAACTATACTTGTCAGTACTGTGGCACAAAACACCGGCAAGCAGATTTAACAATAGATCACGTTATCCCAAAAAGCCACGGAGGCAGAACATCATGGAAAAATTGTGCTAGTGCATGTAAACCATGTAACAGTTCAAAGTCCAACAAACTAATCCAACCCATCTCAATACCATACCAACCCAGCTATCATGAAATAAATCGTAACGCAAGACTGTTTACATTGTATATTCCGGACGAATCCTGGCGTGATTTCCTGTTTTGGCCTGAAGAACTAGTATCTGTTGATAAAAGTTTAGTTATAACTGTATAGAATTAGAAACGTCGGTTTTTTTCAGCTAAATATTAGTATGAACAATTACAACACAGGTATAGGATATACAACAAGAGGTCAGATAAGATCAGCGAAGCAAATGACTAAGCTGGACCTAGCAAAACAGGACCTTGACAACCATTTTAAAATCCGTAAGGGCGAAAAATGGAGTCAACCCTCATTTGGTAGCATGTTGCCTTTTTATGTATTTCAACCATTGGATGAAAATACAATAGAGTTAATTGAACAAGACGTAAATGACGTAGTTACTTACGATCCTAGATTCAGTCTAATGACTAAGAATGTTAGAGTGGAAGAAGATACTAGTTCAATTACAATTAGTATACAATTGTTATATTTGCCTACTACGACAGAGACAGTATTACAATTGAAGTTCGATAGAGAATTTGCAGAGGCAGAGTTTTAATAATGGCACAACAGGTAAGACAAAGCAGGTTATTTGCGGCAGAGGATTATAAAGCAGTTTATGAGTCCTATGTAAACGCAAACTTCCAAGCGTATGATTTTGATACTATCCGTACTTCAATGATTGAGTACATTCAAAATAATTATCCGGAAAGCTATAGTGATTGGGTAGAAAGTGCAGAATTTGTTGCACTCCTCGATGTTATAGCACAGTTCGGACACAACTTAGCATTTAGAGTAGATCTAAACAGCAGAAATAACTTTTTAAGTACAGCAGAAAGACAGGACAGCGTCTTTAAACTCTCAGAGTTTTTAGGATACAAACCTAGACGAAACGTTACACCTTTTGGCTTGTTAAAAGTTACAAGTATAAAAACAAACGAGAATGTTATTGGCGCAAGTGGTACAACACTTGGTGGAGAAGAGATTCGTTTTGAGAATACAACAACAGCAGACAACCTAGATAACTTTACAACAGTAATGAATGCCCTGTTTGTACAGAGTAATCAATTCGGTAGTCCTCGTAGACAAGTAACAGAAAATGGTATTGCTACACAATACTACAATACAAACAATGTAGCAGATCAAATTGTGTTTACATTTACTGGACTTGCACAGGGTTCAAGTGTATCATTTAATGCTGTTGGTTTGGATTACGATATAGCACAGCAAACAATGATTGAAAATACACCTGATCCAAGTGGATCATTTAGTATCCAATATAAAAATGATGGACAAAGTATCAGTAGTAACCACACAGGTTTCTTTGTGGGATTCAAACAAGGACAGTTAACATTTAAAGATTTTAATATTACTGAATCACTAAGTGGAATGACGCTGGACATAGATGAAGTTAACATCAACTCAACGGACGTTTGGGTACAGACAGTAAATGCAGATGGAACAGTTAATAAAAAATGGACTAAGGTAGATAATATCTATGGACAGAGTGCAAACTATAATTTTATTAACCAGGGTATCAGAGACATTTACAGCGTTAAGACAAGAGAAGATAATAAAATTAGTGTATGCTTTGCTGATAAAAGTTTTGGTAATGCACCAACAGGAATAATTCGTATATGGTATCGTAAAAGTGAGAACCAAACATATGTGTTGAGACCTGATGACATTGGAACAAAACGTATTAGTATAGACTATACAGGTGCAGACGGTAATAATTATACAGCCGTACTTGCAGTACAACTAAGAGAAAGTGTAACCAACGCTAGTAGCAGTGAAAGTTTGGACGATATAAAAACAAATGCGCCACGCATTTATGCAACACAGGACCGCATGATCACGGCAGATGATTACAATAGTTATTTGTATACACAGAGCGATAACATTAGAAAAATTAAAAGTATCAACAGAACACACAGTGGACATAGTCGTTTCGTAACGCTTAATGATCCAACTGGTGCGTATACTAATCTAAACTTATTTGCAACTGACGGTAAAGTAACAAAGACTACGCAGACTAAAGTTAAATATGCAACTGACATGACACCTAGTACAGTATTTGATCAATTGCTTAAACAGATTATTCAAGACGATGAACTAATTAATCTATACTTCAGCGAGTATAGAGGAACATTTGATACTATTGAGGATACCATTTATAGAAATGGAGATTCAAAGTTTCCGTTTACTTGGCAACAAACAGGTACTACCAACACAGGATATTTTACTGACAATGAAAGTGTAATCAAACGTACTGGTAAAACACAAAACAATTATTTAAAATATTTAAGAGTAGGTGCTCTTGTTAAATTTGGTAGTGCATTGGATGCCGGTACTGGATTACTTGCAGCAGGTGGAAAAGTTAAGTGGGCAAAAGTAAGTAAGATTTTTGCAAGTGGATTGGGTATTGATGGTGCTGATGGTAACCCAACAGGACTAACAGCAAACAGAAACTTTGGTGCAATTAGTCTTGATGCAACAATTCCAAACGGCTATAAGATGATGTACATTATTCCAGCGTACACAAGACAGTTTGATCCAACTGAAAGAGCTAACATTATTGAGTTCTTGGGTAACAGACAAACGTTTGCACTAAAATATGATTTCTTAAATTTAGGTTGGGATATTATAGATAGAGATCCATTGCCTAGTGCAGTGGATACGGCTTTCCCTACTCCCTTTGCTTACAATCCAGTTGATGCTAGTAGTTTAGATAATAACTGGACAATACATATTGCATTTGATTCGACTAGTGCAACAGACAAGTGGGATATAACAACTAGAGTGTTACGTTATACGCTGGAAAGTTCTCAGATAGACTTTAGTAATATTACTAACGAATTTGAATTAAATGAACAGAGTAATAAGAAACAAAGAGATAAAGTTAAATTACAAGACTTAACTAGAACTGGATTTCCAAGTAGTGACTTCTTCATATACGGATATGAGTTTGACACACAGGGAGACCAGAGTGGAATATATAACCAAAACAAAATTATTCTAAGTCTAGTGGATAACAACAATGATGACAGGCCAGATGATCCAGATAGCTTCAATAGTATTACTGTAGAAACTGCTGGTGCATTTGTAGTTGGTAGATCATACACGATTAGTACAGTAGGCACAACAGATTTTACTGGCCTTGGTGCTAGTGCAAATACTGTTGGTGTAACATTTACAGCAACAGGTGAAGGTCTAGGAACTGGTACTGCTTATGGAAATGCACAGGATAATCTACGTTTTGAGTGGACACATGTTCCTGCAGACAATGAAGTTGTTGATCCTAGTTTTACAAACCTAATAGATGTTTTTGTGTTAACACGTTACTACGACACATCATATAGAAACTGGTTAAAGGATACTAGAGAGGATCTAGTAAAACCTGTAGCACCTACAATTGATGAGTTGAAGCAGAGTTTCTCACAGCAAACAGGTAAAAAGGCAATGAGTGATAGTATCGTTTACAGACCAGTAAACTACAAAGTATTATTTGGTGCCAAAGCAGATGCATCACTACAAGCAAAGTTTAGAATTATCAAAGTGCCAGGCACAAGATTTACTGATAATGAAATAAAAGATAAAGTAGTAGAAGAGATTGGTAACTTCTTTAACATAGACAATTGGGACTTTGGTGAAACATTCTACTTCACTGAACTGGCGGCTTATGTACATAAAGAACTAGCAGGTATTATTAGCAGTTTTGTTATTGTACCACAATTGTCTACTAGTGTATTTGGAGATCTTTTCCAGATTACACCATTGGGAGGAGAACTGTTGATTCCTGATGTGTCGGCAACAGACATTGATATTATAGATAATATCACACAAAGTAATATTAGAGCAGCTTAAGGTTTAAAATGTCCGAGAACTACGAATCCAAGAAACAGACAATTGCTGAAAATAAAAAGCGATCTGGAACTTATAAAACAAACAAGATCAAAGCAACTGACTACTTACCGTCAGTATTTGACACCCCATTAAATCAAAAATGGATGGATGCAACCCTGGATCAAATGATCTCCAAGGGCAGTTTAGAAGACATTGATGCTTATGTTGGTAGTAGTCAAGGCGGCGTTGCTAACCAAGGCGATGTATACCTAAAGGAAGCAAGTAAAACAACAGTACGCAGAAACAGACAACTGGATCCAAGTATTGTAACAAAACTAGAAGATTCAACAATCAACAGTATGTTGACACCAGATGATATTGCAAATAGTGTGGGTATAGACTTTGATCACTACAGTTATAATAGTGCCTACAATGCACAGACATATAGTTTTGCACCACCAATTGATAATGATAAGTTTGTAAACTATAATTCGTATTATTGGGTAAGTGATATGCCAGTATATGAAAGTGACAACACTAATGGTACAGGCACATATACTACTGATCTACTAACAGATGTCAACGGCAAAACAGCCCACACATTTGTAGATGACAATAAGACATTTGAATTAGAAAACGGAATGTTAATTAAGTTAATGAGTGGTTATGCTTCTATAGAGCTAAACACATACTTGGTTACTGGAGTTGGTGACAGCATTAAATTACAATTACACACAGAATATCACAACTATGGTTCCAGATATGAAAGAATATGGACAGACGATTCAACATACAAGGACATTGTTGGGCAGTATTGGGACAACGATAAAATTACAACTTGGGCTAGTTCACTGAATTTCCAAGGAGCAGACCCTAGAGGTTTTAGCAGTATACACTCACTTATTAATGCATATAATGTACAGGTTTTAGCAAACACGGCACCGCCACTTCTATACTTTTATGATGGTGGACAGGAAAAGAAGTCATATGTATCTAATAATATGATATTTAAATTGGATAGTGACTGGCCAGAAATGCAACCAGAAGCACAAACAGAACAACAAATTCAACTG